GGGCTCCCTTGCAACTACTTGCGTAGTTGGCGCATTAGCGCGGACTCGTTGAGTTTGAGAAAACTGAACGAGGCTCTCTATGGCTGAAACTTTCCTTATCCACAAGACGTCATCAGTAAGACCGAAGACTAATCGAACTTTGATCGCTCGATCAGGTATGAACCCGGTATGGAAATATCCGGGTTCTCCTTGGGAGAACGAACCAGACGCCGTTTTGTCTTCTATGTCTTACGAAATGACGCCTCTCGTGAATTTGGCGAGTGTCAGTTATTTCGAGTATAAAAACTCGATCTCTACGCCTGACTGGTACGTGAAAGAAAAGGTTCACGTGGATATCAAGCCGAGCATTAACTTGGCTCAATATCTCAGGCGTCCTAAAATGCCCGTCTTATGGTTCCCCAAACGTAAACCTCTTAGGCCTTATAAGCCCAAGCGGTTAAACCAGGCGAATAGTCTTAAACCTCCATTACTTCTTTTCAGAGGGAAGAAGCCAACAGCTCAGCAGTTAAAAAACTTTGAGCTTAAGCAGAATCTCTATGAGCAGAAATTGAGGGTTTTGAAGACTATTTACGAGTCTCGTGAGAGATCTCGTAGGGAAGCATATGTCCTTCGTGTTAGGAAGAGAGACGAGATGGTACGCCGCTATAAGGCTCTTTATGAGAGACGAATGGCTAAATACCGTCGCCGTCTGGCTATCTACGAAAGACGACTCGAGATCGTGAAATCTTGGAAAAAGAGATCACGATTCTCGAGGAGACGTGCAGCGTCCTCTGGCCTCCTCCCTGACAACCCGTATTCTCACGTTAAACTGAGAGCACTGGCTGGCGGGATGAGGCTTGTAGAATCTGAATACTCGAGGAACAACGACGGTTGGAATTCCCTAGGTATGTCGAACGTTAGACGTTCTCATATCTGGTCGAGACTAACTGACGTCGATCCTCTAGTTTCAGGTCCTAATAGGACGTATTGGACTACTGCGCTCTTAAAGGAGCGACAAGCACTCGATGAACAGACGCTCGCTAAGCTTTATAAGCGAATATCCGAACAAAAGGTGCATGTTGCGAACTTTATTGCTCAGCGTGCTCAGACCGTTGATTTACTCGTCACTTCTTCGCGTCGGCTCTTAGAGCTTATGCGTGTGAAGCGTCGCGTACTTTCATCAGCTGGGAAGTATCTTCTTAACCCTAAGAAAATCGGGGATGATTTCCTCGCTTTTCAGTTTGGATGGAAGCCACTTCTGTCGGATATCTTTGCTGCTTCAGAGGCTCTTTCGAACATCTCTGATGCCGATAAAGATACATTGGTCTTTTCTTCTGGTTCTAGAGTCCCGCTCAACGGAAATTACCTCGTTGGTCCGGAGCTTCTAAAGCTTGAAGGTTTGCTCCAATGTCGCTACACCGTTCGATTTGGTGTCGCTAACCCGGCCGCACAGTCCCTTAGATCTTATGGGCTTATAAATCCCCTTGAGATCGCTTGGGAAGTCCTGCCTTGGAGCTTTGTCGTAGACTGGTTTCTCCCAGTCGGTCAATATATTCAGAACCTGTCTGCAACGGCAGGTTTAGAGTTTTTGACCGCTACTAAGAGTTACAAGTTAAACGGCATTGCTCGAAGTAGTTCGATAACCCCAGACTCCGCTGTGAATTGGTCAGAAAACGCCGATGCTTTCTTCGGTTCGTCACTCGGGTTTACGTCTTCGACGTCAACCATCGTGACGGGTGATTACACCTTTGACGTGAAGCTTCGTGAAGTTCTTACTGAACTCCCTGATGCTCCATTTCCAGAGTTTAAATCACCGTTTTCTACTATTCACTCCCTAGAAGCTCTTGCACTACTAGTGCAGAAGATTCTTCGTTAGGAACTTTTGGAGTGCAACATGCCGGCTATCACCACTCTGGCCATCAATGACGGTCAAGGGGTCCCGGTCTCACACAACTTCGCTCCGAAGAGCGTTGTTGGTAATCTTGCTACCTACGTGGATCGCTCGCCTACCTCCGCGGTTGGATTCAATGTCCTTACCGTCTCGGTAACGAGCCCTACCAAGAACAGCAAGAATTACCGCATCCGCATGAAACTTGTGACTCCTGTCCTGGAAGTTGTCAACGCATCGACGTATTCGGGTATCACCCCGGCTCCGACGAAGGCGTACGACATCATCTTCGACAGTGAGTTCACTCTCCCCGAGCGCTGCACGCTTCTCGATCGACAGAATGCCTTGGCTTACGTCAAGAATTTCTTCGCGACGGCGTTTGCAGCGACCGTGGTGACGAATCTCGAGAACGTCTGGTAGCAATACCAGATTCTCATGATCCGTAGTTTCAGGAGCTTCAAATGGATGACCATTGTGAAGTTGTGCGCGGCCATAGGCCTCGTATACGCGATAATCTCAGGAAAATCCGAGATTTTCGACTGCATGCTCAAGATCATTCTGAGCTGATCGAACAGTACTACATTGGCCTTGACTCTGCGGTTAGTCTCTCGTGCCTGGTTTTATTCAGATACGGCGAGTTTGACCAGCTTGTCAAGAAGGAGGTAGATCCGGATCGGTATCTTGATACCGATCCTCTTACCTTTGCCAATGACTTCGCAGCCGTTTCCTTTCTCCAGAAGAATCGTTTTCTAAAAACTTCTTTTGATAAGAAAGCGGTAGCCCTTGAGGCGTTCCACTCTTTCGAGAAGAATTGCGGAGTTGTTAATCGAACTTTAAAACAGAGGCTTTCTCAGGCTTCGTTAAAACCTGAGGACTGGTATGTGCTTAATGCACATACCAGAAAAATCGCATCTGTTCTAGGGTCCTTTAACATAGCACAGGTATTCGATTATTGCAGTTGGGGTCCTGGCGTTTCTCTCCTTGTGAAAGGAGATGACGTCAGTCCCTCACGCAAATTCGACGAGGAGTGTAATATTACTCCTGTCGCGTACCGCCTTTACCTCCCTGCGATGAAGGCAGCCTACCCCCATTGGGACAAGCTGTCTGACCCTAAGGTCGTTAAAGGAAACCGCGTTGTTACTGTCCCGAAGAACGCTAAGACTGATCGAACGATAGCTATTGAACCAGGGTTAAATTCCTG